AAGCGTATCTCTAACATTTGACAAGAATGATACTGCTGGCGTAATGCCCGATATTGTTCAAGAAATGCTTAGAGGCTGGGGAGAGATACACGCTAGAGCAAAGTTCGGCACTGTAGCTGTAGTGAGGTCTTAAATGGGCTTACGAGATTCAATAGCAAGGTCGGTTGAGTCGGCTTTCGTCACTGTAGGCGATATAGCTGAAGAGATTACTTATAACTCAAGAACAGATGGTACATACAATGTAACAACTGGCGCAAGTTCTCACACTACAACTGTATATACCTTTCAAGCTATTGTTTCTGCCTTTGGAAGCGCTCGTGTTGATAGAAACGAGATTATGGATGGCATCACTGCTGATTTATCCATATTATTTTCCAGTAATGATTTAGCTGTTACACCAGACACCAATGACACAATAACCAGAGATTCGCAAACGTACAAGGTTAATCAAATCATTCAAGACCCTGCTGGTGCGACTTACAGGCTTATCGTTGGGAGAATAGGATGAGTGTGAAAATGAATGCAAGTTCTTTTGAGGCTGATTTGAATAAATTTGCCATAAGAACAGAGTTAGAATTAGATACGGTAGTTAGAAAAATAGCCTTATCTTTATATGATGGCATTACCAATAAAACACCTGTTGACACTGGACGGGCAAAGGGAAACTGGAATTTATCTGTCGATAGTATGGATACCTCAGTTAACCCTAAAGCTAGAGGAAAGAAGAGAGTGTCATTAAAGAAAGGAGATGGTAATAATGTTATTTACATATCCAACTCATTGCCGTATATAGGTGTACTTGAAGATGGTCATAGCAAACAAGCACCACATGGAATGGTTGCTTTAACACTAGCTGAAGTGAGAGCGAGTTTATTATGAGTTTTGCTAGTGAAAGAACGAATTTAGAAACTAGGTTCAATACTAATTGGACTACTACCCCGATAGCTTGGGGAAATGCTGATTTCAACCCACCAAGCAATTCAGAGTGGGTACGGTTTAATATTATTAATGGTTCTAGTGGTTATAGAGCGATTAATAATTTAAAGCGACATAACGGTTTGATAACGGTACAAATTTTTGCACCTATCAACTCTGGAACTCACACAATCAGAGGGTATGCTGATACAATATCAGCTATTTTTGATGGCGAGAGTTTCAATGATGTGGTCTGCGATGTGGCAAGCATAGCGACCATTGGTACTGATTCCGCTTGGCATCAGATAAATGTAACAATTCCTTACTGGAGGGATGCATGAAAAACGTAATTTTATATCCGCCTAACGGTGGCGAAGGTGTAATTCCTCACCCTTCTAAAATTGAGGAAATGAAGAACGCTGGATGGACAGAAAAAGCCAAGCCAGTAAATAAATCTAAGTCAAAGGAGCAATCAGATGGCAAATCATAAAGGAAGCGAGGGTGTCGCTAAAGTCGGCACAAATACAATTGCAGAGGTGAAAGATTGGAGTTTAAGCGAAACTGCTGAAACTATCGATGATACAACTCTTGGCGATACTGCTAGAACAAAGAAATCAAGTTTAACAACAGCAAGTGGTTCATTGACTGCTTTCTGGGATGAAACTGATACATCAGGACAAGGTGCAATGACTGTAGGTGCAGAAGTAACACTTAACCTGTATCCAGAAGGTGCAACTTCTGGAGATACATACGCCACTTTATCAGCAGTTGTTACTGAAAAAGGTGTATCAACATCATTGGATGGCATGGTAGAAACAAGTGTTAGTTTTGAGGCTAACGGTGCTGTTACTTGGGGTACTGTGTAAGTGAGCATACTGGATAAAGCCAAAGCGCACTTCGATAAAATTGACACAAAAACAATTGAAGTGCCAGAGTGGGATACGGTTATATATGCCACGCCTTTTACTATGGGTGAAAAGAAATCACTTTGGAAGTTTGCTAAAGAGGATGACTTTGAATTCATGGTAAGAACATTGATTTTAAAAGCACTTGATAAAGACGGTAATAAACTGTTTGATATATCTAACAAAGTTGAGTTGATGAACAAGGTATCACCAGACGTGATTACGCGTGTGGTGGGCGAAATATCCATAACCCAAACCATTGATGAAATGGAGGGAAACTAACAAGCGATTCCGAGTTATATACTAAGTACGCACTTGCGAATCGCTTACACAAAACTGTGTATGAGATAGATTTAATGACAGTTGAGGAGTTTTACGGGTGGATTGCGTATTTCAAATTAGAGGAAGAAAATGCCAAATAATGTAGCAACTCTTGCAGTAAAGGTTGACCCAAAGGGTGCTGTATTTGGTGCAAACAAATCTAAAAAAGCCATCAAGGGTATTGGTCGTACCGCTAGGCGTGTCAAAGAACAGGTGTTTTCACTTCAAGGCGCGCTTGTCGGATTGGGTGCTGGTGCTGTATTGCGCTCTGCTCTCAAATATACTGCAACAGTTGAAAACTTAGGTGTCCGCCTTAAATTTATAACAGGAAACGCAGAAGATGCAAGCCAAGCATTTGATACCATGCTTGAATTTGCGGCTGAAGCCCCTTTCACACTTCAAGAAATACAAAATGCCTCGCCATCATTATTAACGGTTGCTGATAATGTAGACGAGTTAGGTGATTTGTTGAAAATGACAGGCGATATCGCGGCTGTTTCTGGCTTGTCATTTGAGGAAGTTGGTCAACAACTACAAAGGTCATTCTCTGGCGGTATAGCCGCGGCTGATTTATTCCGTGATACGGGTGTAAAAGCAATGCTTGGATTCCAAACAGGCGTTCAATACACAGCAGAGCAAACCAAAAAACACATGGTTGATATGTGGAAAGAAGGCACATTTACTATGGTTGGCGCAACAAAGGAATTGGCTAAAACATTCGATGGTCAAGTATCAATGATGAAAGATGCTTGGGATGCTTTAAGTCTTGCCTTTATGAAAGAGGGCATATTTGACGAAACAAAAGGTTCTGTCCAAGATATAACCGATTGGTTGAAAAGTCCAGAGGTAATACAAGGTGCTAAAGATTTAGGTGGTTTTATAGCTGACATCGCTGTTGCTGTAAAGAACACCATCGCTAACTACATGGCTTTGCCAGAGTGGGTTAGAAACACTGGACTTATACTTGCTTTATTCGGTGGCGCGAAATTAAGAATTGCTATAACTGGGCTGGCTTTATTGGCTGGCAATATTAATAAGTTTACAGATTCTTTCGAACAAATGCCAGATGCTCAAGGAGATGTAAAAGCATACCAGCTTATTGTACAGGAACTGGCAAAATTAAGAGAACTAGAAAAGCAATTAACAAATGAAAGAGATAAAGCCTCAAAGCGTTCAATATTCGGTGGCGCGTTGAGTAGAGAAGCTCAACATTTACAAACCCTTCGTAGTGCTATTTTATCCCTTGAACGCGACTTAGCAAAAATAACGGCTTCTATGAAGTCCAGAACCGCCTCCCCTCATGAAGGTCTGCCTGATTTAACATCTCTTGAATCCGCAAAGAAAGCGACTGAAGAAATAAAAAAATCCTATAATGACTTAAATACAACGCTCAGTGCTACCATTAATATCTACGAAAATATGAGTAACCATATGGTCAGAAATCAAGCTGAATGGGAAGGGGCAATTAAAGTCCATAGAGACTTAAATACAACACTTAGTTCCACTATTGATATCTATGAAAATATAGGTGACCACATGGACAGAAATCAAGCGGAATGGAAAGAAACGGCGGATGCAATCAAAGAAGCCAAGTTAGACAGTATAGTTGCTGACATTGCTAGAAGTATGGAAGATAGTATTACTAATGCGGTAATGAATATCGGACAAGGTGTTTCTAATATGAAAGATTTTTTCAAGTCTATGGTCAATATCATTCTGGAACAGTTTGTTAGAATCAAGATTGCACAACCTGCTGTGGATTGGTTAACTGGCGGTACGGGTGGCGGTACTGGTGGCGGTGGTATAATAAGCGATATTATTAAAGGTATATTCTCAGGAGATGGGGGTGGGTACACAGGTTCAGGCGGAAGAGTTGGCGGTATTGATGGCAAGGGTGGATTTCCAGCCATACTTCACCCACAAGAAACAATTATAGACCACACCAAGAAGCAAGACGTTTCGCGGTCTGTCAATGTCAGTTTTAATATCACAGCAAACGATACTGAAGGATTTGATGATTTATTAGAG